AGCCACTTAATTGCCGCCGGTTTATTTTTCTTTGTTATTGATGCGGTTAGCTTTTCGCTAATCTCAACAAGCAAACCATTGTCCGTTTTAAACAAGGCCATGCCAGCGGCAGACATCGCATCAGGCAAATCGTTCTCCGATACCCCGCGCAATTTCTTTTCAAGCTCTTTCAGTTTGCCTTTCGCAAGCTCAACATCGAACTCACATTGAACCTGCAATTTTATCAAGTTTGATATCACTTGTATCTGCGCATCGGTTACGGTTTTGTCATCTTCAAATTCAGTCATGTCAACCACGGTATTCTCCTTCAGTATTTTAAAATTAATTACAATTGATAATTCAGAACAATGTACCTTCCCAAGTCTCTATCCCAATACAGGATCTTAACACGACCCATATTTTGTCTTGCGGCCATTGCCGTTGCTATGCCGATTAGAACTGGATTGCCTATTGGCAACAAATAATCATCATCACTGAAATTCCTTAAAGTATTTTTAAGTGACGTAACAATTGGGCCAGGCAATAAAGCATGTTGCTTGGTGGTGAATAGTTCAACCATGTCTCCATACTCGGCTGCTGCGGTGATATCAACAACCGGTTCCAATTCTCGTGTTATGGTGTTGAATTTTTTCCTCTCTTGTACTACATAAACGCTCATGCTTCAAACTCCTTATAATCTCGGCCATCGTCAAGCAACGGTGTCTGCTCCGCCACTTCGGTGAATTGTTCTTGTAGCATATTCATAGCATCACCCTGATTGACAAATTTATTCCCGGGCTTAATGTCTCCAGATAACATGTCATTAAAATCTTCAGCCATTTTTTCTTTAGCCTTTAATGCATTCACTATTTTATCATCAACCGTTCCCATAGCAATGAAATCGATGTAGACAACATTTTCCTTTTGTCCGATGCGGTGCGCTCTATCTTCTGATTGGGCTCTTGCTTCGTAACTAAAATCATTGGAGAAGTAAATCATAGTTGTCGCGGCAGTCAATGTTAATCCGATGCCACCACTATGAGTATTGCCGACAAAGAACCTTGCCGACTTATCTTGGAACCTTTTTACATTATCGACCCGGTCAGCAACATCAACGCTGCCATGATACTCTACAACGGAATCTGCGCCATACTTTTCCTTGAGTGCTTTTGCTATTGCAAACATCTCCGGTTTAAATCGCGCCCATATAATCATGGAGCCGTCAATGTCCTCGATAGTTTCCATCAGCAATTTTAATCGATTGCTTTTTAACTCGTGCAAATTCCCCAAGTCGTCAGTCACCCAGCCACCGATGATTTGCTGCAATCTCAATAAGGTTGTAAGGGTGTTCTCACTCTTTACTATTCCTTTAGTGTCACCCATCGATTGATTAATAAACCACCACAACTCTTCATCGGCGCTGCTAAACTCTGGTACATCATTGCCAATGTGATCTTCCCTAACTTTGGCAAGGCCATCAACAACAAGGTGGTCATACATACGCTTTTGTTCCATCGTCAAATCAACATATATATTTTCATAAATCTTATCAGGCAAGTCAAGGCAATCTTCTTTGCGAACAAAATATGTGTACGGCTTAATTGATCTCACCATCTCTGGTATGTTCCGGTAGCCAACGATGTGATCATACTCCATGTGCTCTTGTCGCTTCGCGTTATATGCCATTTGCTTTTCTATGATTGAGAAGTGCGACTTGAACCCGGCGTTGGTACTATAGCCAATTATATTTTCCGATAAGAACTTAAATTGGGAATATGAATCGAGGGGGGAATTTGTTAGCAATGTCCCGGTTAGAATCCGCTTCATCTTTGCGTGCTTGCCGAGGTGCAATAATGCTCGTGTTCGCTTGGCGCCCGGGGTTTTCATTCTTTGGGACTCATCAACAGCCATCAGGCAATCAAATGAATTTAATATCTTTCTTAATTCCACTTTGCCCTTATCGGTGCTGAATGCTTCAACATTAAAAGTGAATACTCTTAACCCGTCAAACTTATTGTTCCACAATTTGTTCCATGCTTTCTTTTCTTTTGCTTTGAAGCCTGCACGCCAATACGCGGAAGCATGCGGGATCCAATCGGGCATATGCGCGGTAACTTCATTGAACACCCAATTGGTGTGAACTCCGTTTGGTGCGATAACCACAAGTGCATTAATTCTGCCTTTGGCATAATTCCAAGCAGCTGTATCGATTATGATTTTACTTTTGCCGGTTCCCATTCCCATCAATAAAGCAAACAATGGTTTGTCACGGGAAATCATAAAGCAGTCACGCTGATGGTCAAACGGCTCAGTTTTGTATTTGTAGTCCATTGCTCTCTCAGTATTAAAGTATTTGGTGTTTGGTATGTCTGTATTGTTTATTAAGTGCGTGTGAAAGTAAACCTCTATAAGCGCATTTTTAAAAGTATTTTTTTATTTTAAATCAAATGTGAATTTTCTTTTTCATAATGACGGGCTGATAAGTGTTAATAAATATCCGTAATATCCGATTATCCATCTATCCACACGAAGTTGAAAACAAGAACAGTGTTTTTTCATTTTAAAAATGCGCTTATAGAGAATGTTATTTGTAGTCTGACTCAACCCAAATCTGCAGCCCTGTAAGACGTGCCCGGCAAATGCCCGCCGTTTCCATGTTACCAACATAAACTCTTGGTATGTCAGGAACCCCGGCTGCTTCTTCATATTCCTTGAGGGGGATCAAATGTATCACCGGCTTACTTCTTGGCGTTTGCAGCAACGGCACCCCGGTTGAACAACCGGAGAAAGTCAATGCCATTATTAGCACAAAGATCGATTTTAGTGGATTCAAATTTAAGTTCTTCATATGCATTCCTCAACCCTTCTTGTTCAGCAAGTGATTTCACTAATGCTGTTGTATCAATTTCTTGTTGCTCTTCAAATGCATCCTTTTGTATTTTTAAAGCGGTGACCACCTTTCCATCTTCATACCAGCCGCGAACCATCCATGTTCCGACAATCGCGCCGAGTAATGCCGCGCCTAGCAAATAAAATTTAAGTTGAGTCAACATTTTGTTTGTTCTCCCTATTGCGCCAAATGGCTAATATGCCTGTGATGGCAATGCCGTATTCCGCCATGCCGCCCGTAATTTTACCAAACCAAATAAACGCGTGAAACGTAATTAGTATGACAATGATTAATTTTAATGTGGTTGATTCTTTTAACTTAGTAAGCATTTCATCCATCATTGGTGCCACCTCTGAAGTTCTTTGATTGATTTTAAGCATTGATTACAAGATGGGTTTTTACCCCGGGATTTTGATTCATAATATTCTGCTATAATAGCAATCTGTTTTTGGGTGGCTTCATTCTCAGACGCTTCATTGTGTGAAACCAGAACACCGCCACCCGTAGTGGTTAGCAGGAACACATAAATCACAATCACCACTTTAGGATTCTTGACTAATAGCTCAACAAGCCATTTCAAAAAATTGGTCATTAGAATGTCCCACTGAAGCTGAAGCCAAACAAATTCTCTTCCCCATCGGAATTGAAATTGATGGCGCCAAATACTTTGCCCATTTGTTTAGCCAAGCCGATTGAAGCGGCAGAGGCATCACACTCCCCTTCGATGAAAAGAACACCAGCACCAGACCATTGTAAGGCATTCCCGGCTTTATAATTATGTTGCCCTGATGCCGCTGACACCGCAGCCGCGCCACAATAATCTATGCTTGTTGGTGTCAAAGTGCCTTCTTGAATAACTACGCCGCTATGCGGGTCACCAGCAAAAACCGGGAAGGAAAGCAGCACAAGCAAGATCAACATTATCACAGCCGAAGCAACAGGCTGCCATTTTTCATTGAGCTTTAAATACCATGTTATTGCGGTGTTAAAATATTTGTTAATTTGTTCCAGAAATTTTTTCATTTGCCCATCCTCTTCTCAATATAATCCACCATTGGAGTTCGCCTTTTTTGCTCACCTATGAATTGTGCTCTTTCTTTTCTTGCTTCTCTTCGATCCTCTTTTGCTTCTTTTAATTCATCGAGAATGGCGGTGTTGACCCTGCCTTGTTCTGAGATGTGAAGTTCAAGCCGAATGATGCGTTCAATCAAAGGGGGATCTGTATCTAAAGTTTTAACAACATAAAATAGTTGGCCTGCCGAGGTTATGAATGTCAAAGAAACAGCAAGAATCAACCCAATGGTGATCTTCTTATCCATGTGCCACTCACTGCGCCTTTCCGGTTTTTTCTCGGACATTAGTTGAACTCCATTAGTGCTTGTGCTATGTTGAAGCACGCGACTTCCCGATGCTTTTGAATAAGTTCTTTGTGGTGTATAAACTCAGGCTCAATTATAACCGATGGGCAATGTGTTTTCGATAAAAAATAATCAACCTTGTTTTTCGGATTCATGCGAAAGTACCCTGCCATGACTCCGTTCCAGTGCTTGCCATATAATGGTTCCATTGCTTCCTGCATATCCACCGCCAACAAGATACCCCGGGCGCTGTTCGGATAATGTAAAGTCAACGCGCCACGGCCAACATTGTGCATCTCACCGGGATCAACCACCCCGTCTTTGTTTAGATCTTCCCATACCTTTGCGCTATTGAAGTGAATCTCGATTGCTATGCTATCTTTGGCATGTTCGTTTATGAACTCAACCTTTTGCGCTAACTTCCCGGGGGGGACTAATAAAGCATCATCACCAATGTGCCCGGCAATTTTATTCGCCCAAACAGAAGCCTCATCAAATTCATTGAAGCCTTCAAACTTAGCGCCTTTGCTAGTTTCGTTGTGGCCTGCTGATATTAAATAATTCATATAATCACCATGTTACCAAAGATAAGTCTAAAAGTTTTTTGCTTGTGGTATCGGAACCATTCATAATTGCTGCTATTGAATTATTTTTGCCTGCGCGCTTTTCAACTAATGAGGATTTGAATGAAACTCCATCCTCCAAAACATTTCGTAGTTGCGCCGCATTATGAGTTTTGAAAACCTCTCCTGATCCATCATCACATCTAAGTTTAGCGGGGGCACCTACTGATACCGCACCAATTAAATTAATTTGCTCTGAATCGTTCACAGGGTAAGTGTGATCAGTTCCAAGCGCGTTGCTGATGAACCCCTGATCCAACTCTATGGCGGCCAATCTGCTAATGTCCCGAATGTAAATATCGCTAACCGTTTCATATAGTGCCGGCAAATTACCATGTGCCGCGACTAAGTCAGAGACTGAATGTGCAGCTATAACAGCCGCAACATCTACATCTAGTGTGGGCACTATATCAGGAATAAGTAAAGCGGAAAATGCAACACACGCATCTACTATGTGAGGCGGATTCTCGTTGGCTAACATATCACCAACATGATTTTTTAAATTTATATCTGCATCTGCCATCGCTTGTGTAATAATCATTTTAAAATCCTTAAAAGTTTATAGTGATGGGTCTATCGAAGCTATGTCTAGCGCGTAAAAGTTGGTATGCTTTTCGTCAGCAGTTTCCGAAGGTGAGGAAAATGTAGAAACAGCACCACCTACATTATTTCTCAGGCGCCAATCAATAACATCATCAACAACAAAAGTAATGTTACGTGTGCGCGCTTGCGGGGTTGATGATGAAGTGGACCACTCTTGTTGCTGAACTGCATTCAACCGCACTTCCAAATAGCTAACAAATCCTCCATCCACTTTATGCGATGCATTAAATGTTGCCGCCCCCGTACAAGAAGTCATATCCATTGTACGGCAAGCCACCGATGGGGTGCCTGTAACTACCAACGTTCCTTCAATATTGGTGCCGAGGTTAGCACCTTCCTCTAAGGTATAATCGGCGGCGGCGGCCATAGTTATGTCATCCAACAAAGCCGCATCCCACGCCATCGCTCTGCCTAACGCACGAGGTGCACCAGAATCCCCTGCGAATGCCGCCGCAACATTATCCCGTAACCCAGTTATTAAGCCTGTGGTAACAGCCGAGTCTGGATCAATATCGCTATTTGGAATCACTACCCATGCCATAATTCTTTACTCCTTTTCTACAAATGCTGTCATGTCAGCCACACGGCGTTGCATCGGGAAACCACACAGCACCAAATGTTTTTCGTGCCAATGTATTTTACGCTTGCCAATCACTCGACTGGTGAAGGGATCTTTGATTGGCATCTCCTCGGCATCAGTCAATAATGTCGTGCCTTTAAAATATTCACACCCCAAGCAACCCTTCACAACATAACGTTGCTGCGAATTTAGTAACGGGCAAGATACTGTGACCCCATCTGGCACTCGTATTACATCTGTCATAATAAGCTCCTACGCTATTAAATGTCCAATGTCACCATTGGTATATAAACCATCATTCTGACTTATATAACAATAGCGGTTTTGATTCTCTTCTGTCTCTGCCGTGTAATCTCCGGTTCCATTTGGTGCTATGTAGCCAAACTTCTTGAACCCATAAACAACGCCCTCTGCCCAAACTTTTATTCGCTGCTTGTCGTGGTTGTCCTTAACTTTCAAGACTTGTATTTCATGTACTTCATTGGCGCCGCTCAACCCTTCAAGCTCGAATGTATCTAACAAGACGCTATCACCCAACCATATATCGGCATCTTTGGCGTCCACTTCAAGTTCAACGAGTTTTGGTGCGCCTGAATATTTTGACAACAGCCTGCCTGCTAGTGTTATTATCAATCCCACATTCGCATTGCTTAACCAATCACCGTGGATTGTTAAAATTTCTTTGCCATCAAAAGCATTGACCCCTTCGGAATCGGCTGCAATAATTACTTCATGCTTGCTATAGTTCTCGGTTTTTTCTAAGTCATCGGTGATGTCGCGTATGTCATAGTGAATCCAAACTTGGGATATGCGATGCTCATCATTATCTTTTGTTTTCATGCTATCCATCATAACAGAACTTGTATCATTCCATGTTGGTGGTACCACGTTGTTGATTGGTGGTGCTATTGCTTTTAATTTTATTTCATGATCTCTGTCGTGCCACCAAATGTAAGTTAGATTTTGTTGACATATCCGCTTTAATAATTTGTTAATGCCTGTTGGCTCTGTTACGGTGCGTGATAAATCATTAGCCGACAACCAAACGTCTTTTTGCAAATCCCATTCATCATCGGTTCCCGTGGGTGTTGTTAGTCCGGCATCATACGGCAAATAAACTTCGTCAATTCCCGCGCCTGTTTTCAAAAGGTAATGTATCACATCAACAACATTGACGGTGTTAAAGTTTAAACAAAGTTGCACCGAGTCGCCAATTTCAAGGTTCTCATCCACCGAACCCTGTTGGCCGCCAACAACACCGGTCAATGTATCGGTGGATACCCCGGTGAATTTTAAAACATTATCACCAGAACGCACATACCCGGGAAGTGATACGCTGATTGCCGAACCGGTGTATGGGTCTGTATCATAATCGGTTCCCTCCCCTGTTTGTAAAACTAATGTTGTTCCACCTGCTGTGTATTCTGAAGCTAATGTCCCGGTGCTAATTTCTGGCGCCACTGATTTTTTATCATCAGCAAACTTTAAAATGTCTTTGCCCTTTAATGTTACTTTTCCGCTGCTGTCGATATCAATTGATTCAATTACATATAAGCGATCTTCAAAATCATTAAATGAAAATGGATTATTGATGTACCCTTGCCGCACTTTCATAAAGCGTTTTTTATAATAACGTGAACGCGCTTTTAACTTCCTAAAGAATGTGCCTTGTGTTTCCGGGTCATAAGTCCTCGTGCTAACATAGGGGTCAGTGAAAATATCATCATCAGCAAAGTCTTGGAGCGTAATTGTAACAACGCCGCGCTTGCCCAATGAACCACGGGGGTCAATTTCACACGGCGTGAAAGATGGTTGCCCAATCATGCACGGGAACCCAGTTTCACCAACCGGCCAATTGCTTACTGGCTGATAAAAGCGATATGTTTTTTGAACCTTGTTAAAATTAGCAACATCTTGACAAGATGGGAATGTATCATAACATTCCGTTCCAGCAGCACCAGACGCGGTGCACGGAGCAACACCAAAAGATTCAGCACAATCGTCCAAGTATAACTCAACAACCGATACGGGTATGCGTGCATCCATCACTCTGCTAGAATCATACGTCATACATTGCCCCGCAATCGATGCTAAAATCTAAGTGTAGCGGCTTCCGATATTTTGGATACCTGATTCTATTTGCCATCAAGTACCCGGCCTGTGTTGGGTATGTTTCCTGATTCCAAATAAAATAGAACGGATATAATTCCACGTGATTCGCCATTGCTGTCCAATTAGCATCAATCCATGCCTTTGTAACCAGCCTTTGATCGATCAACACTTTGGCACCTTCAGCGCGCAATATCCTCCCGGTGTATTGCCCGGTTGCTGTTTTGTTGTTAAATATTTTTCGCACCCGGTTTAAATTAGCCGGGGAGAAGTTTGCCCCCATTTCACGTTCTAAAGATTGAGCAACGCCGATGAATAAATTTGCTATGAATGATGCCACCGCTGTACTCGCAATTTCAAAGCGCCAATATCGTTTCGTTGCTGATGATACCTTACGGAATATAACTTCATTTTCAGTTGGGGTTTGTATGGTGTCGAAGTCTGCTGTGTTAGCTGCAAAATTATCCGTTGAATGTTGTGGCTTAATAGTCCCGGAGTTATCCGTCAAGTTATGGCCAACAATACCCCAGCAATCCGCAGCCATTGCAGATCCCAAATCCAAAGTGACATAAACAGTCCCGGCGGCGTTTGCTTGCCACCAAGATGAAGTCTTATATGACTTTAAATTTTCCTTATCATAACCAACAGCCGTTGACGTCACCGTGATGGTAGCGGTTTTTAAAAGATTAGTCAAACCAACATAAGCGGTCATATCACATTCACCTTAATATTTGCGCCATCACCAATCTCTTCATTGACCGCTTCAATCAAATCCCTCACAACCTCTGGGGTGAACATCGCCCCCTTAATAGTTACATTTACATCATTACGTTCTTGTGGTGCAAACGCATCGGGTGTCTCTCGCACTGGTGCCGGGTCGCTTGGTGTTCCGCTTCCCCCGGTAACATTTACCGATGAACCACCACCCGCTATTCCCGCCGCTTGAACTACCCCGGTGGCAACGATGATGCCGGCAGAAATAGCGGCCATGGTAGCAATTCCCGCCGCCGCTACCGAACCGCCAATTGGCCCAAGGTCTGCATAAGCCCGCATGATAGCAACTTGTGTATTAATAGCCAACTGTGCGAGTGCCAAGCCTTTACTAAGCGCCAACACAACTAATTGCCCCGCCTTACTTTCACCAACAACCATATTCAATAATCCGATTGCTTGTTGCGCAACTTGCATTTTCATTGCAACTAATTGTTTGCTGAATCGCGCTTCCGCCTTTTCACGTTTATTAATTTCAGTTTGGTTTAATGCTGTGAGCTTCGTTTGGAATTGAGCCTCAGCCGCCAACAATAATTCCTTGCGCTCCAAATCCTTTACCAATCCAATTTGGAATGCATCTTCAATAGCCCATTCCTGATCTTCCCGGGCAATTGCCAATGCCTCTTCTTCAGTCAACAGGCTTTCTTGCAACTTGAATAGCGCCATCGCATACTTATCATTCAGCGCCAACTCTTCAGCCTCATATGCTTTTTCAAATGCTGCGCTGCGTGCCGCTGATTGAATTGCATCTTCCTTTGCTAACCGTTCTTTGAGTTTAATAAGGGCATCAGCATCACCCTTCGCTTTCTCTTCAGCGGTGAGTGCTTTTCTGGCAGCCTTCGTTTGCCATATCAAATCCAATTCCTTTTCCATCGACAATAATTTTTCATCACGCAACTTGCCAATTTCCTTTGCGACCTGAAAATCCCCGCTTAAAAAAGAAGCGGATTGTGCAGCGAATGAAGCCATCACATCACCAAGCCCGGTGATGCCGACAATGATGGTGCTTATCCATTGCCCAACCCGCGTGAATACCCCAACAATTGCACGCATTGCAGGATCAAATTTGTCGCCAAGAATGAGTGCCGTGGTCTCCCATGTTGACCCCATTCGCTTCCAATCCCCATCGAGGTTATCAACCTGAATTGCTGCTTGTTCCCCGGCAACATTAGTATCAGTCATTTGCCCGGTTAGCTTTTTAAGAAGCTCAACATTGCCAACCATTGCTCTGGCCGCTGTTATGTTTCGCTTGCCAAATATAGCAAGCATCTCATTCGGGGACATGCCGGACTCTGCTAGGTTCTGCATTGCTTGCGTGAAGCCAACCATCGCCGGTTTAAATTTTTCATTTGTTTGCTTGGAAAGATTCAGATAAATATTACGCAAATCAGTACCGGCCTCACTACCAAAGATGGTGTTCTTTGCCAATACTTGAATGGCCGCATTCATTTCTTCAAACCCGGTTCCCGCGACTCCGGCAACAAGACCTGCTTTTGCAATTGCTTCCGATGTATCCGAGATGACTGATGAACCATACTTGGAACCCGCCGCCAATACGTTGATGAATCGGTTAGCTTGATCCGCGCTCGCACCGGTTTGATTCAAAGCAAGGGTTAGTGTCTTTGCTGCGTCAGGTAAAGTTGACCCCGATGCTTCAGCCAGTGTGATTGCTTCGGCTGTTACTGCCGCCAATGCTTCCCCGCTTTCTAACAAATCAGGTTTTGCTGACGCAACTAATCTGAAAGCCTCAGCCGCTTGAGATGCACTCAAGGTAGTTGCTGCGCCAAACTCTAGTGATTTCATTGTAAGGAATTCAAGATCTTTACCCGTTGCCCCGGTGATAGCAGACAACTCAGATATGGATTTGCTAAAATCTTTCCAGACGCTTGTAATGGCACCAATCGCACGAAACGCGATGTATGCGGCAGTCATCACACGCGTTGCGGTGCTTAATGACTTTGTTAACCTCTGTGTTTCAGTGAGGTCTTTTTTAATCTTTTTAAACGCGGCCTTTGTTTTGTTACTTGCTGTTACTTCGATGCGCGTTTCGTTTGTTACCGGCATTTTTAGCAATCCTCAAATCGATTAGTTCCATGGCATCTATATAAAAGTTTGGCTGTTTTAAAAGGCCACCATCAAATGGTAAAATTCCGTTTTTATAATGTCCATATAATTTCAGCAACATTCTCGATTGATCATTCACCATAGGCAATAAACAAATGTCACTTTCAATTACATCCGGGATACACCATTTGTTATACCCCGCTGGGTTCTCCTTGCCGCAATGCTTGTGTAAACATTTATCGCACTTGAATTGATTAGTTGTGTCACTGCTAACCTCAAGTGCGATTATTAGTTTTTTGAGTCATCCTCATCAGGCGAACTGCGGTTGATTATTTCAGTGAAAATCTCCGTCAATGTCCCAACCGGAATGCGCCCAAAGTTTAAGCGTGAAAATTTAATCTCTTTGCCGTCAGCATCATTAAAGTTAGACCAACCAACGAGCCCATGCTTCAATGTGAACCGCATCGTGCGGTCTGAAAATGTTATGTTGCCTTCCGGGGTTTCATTCCCTTCTGCCATAACACCCATATATTGCTGGCCATCCATAGCCTTGAGTTTAAATTTTGTCGGCTCATCATCATCTTTATCACCTTCCGTGATAAAGTCTGATGCAATGATTTTCTCTAGTGCTTTAATTGACATAAATACCTTCCTTTATGTTAGTGGTTTAGTAAAATTTTATGTTAATGCGATTGACACTTCATCATCGGTAGTCGATTCAGCAGCCGCATAAGTTAATTCGAGTGTACGGATACCATCACGATCCCCGGGTGCAATATCTCGATAGTAAATGGCCGGGTGACTAATGTTAATTATATTGCCAGCCGTTCCACCGATAGCTCCAGAAGCAACCGCACCGGTTGTCCCCGCTTTAAAGTTAGCGTCAAATGCTTCGGTTGCTACCAACACATGTTCAGGATCCAACGAGCCGTTAACATCGCGGCCAATCACCCGGACTTCGCCAAAACCATCGGGTGATGATGGATCTGGAGGGAATGCCAATTCATTCCCCATATCAAAATTCCATGCTCCGATTATCTGTGAATAAGAGAACGCGGAAAATGCTGCATTAATAAATGGAGCCGGGATTGTGGAATCATATGTTGGTGATGGTAATGTTACATCAGTCACCGCTGAGGAATGACCCGTCATTGTAAATGACATCTTGATCAGCCCACCAACTTCCATTGCGAAACTTACGTTGCCACGGCAACCAGTTAGCTTCATCAATGTACCATCTTGGTAATAATAAATTGTTACAGACTTGTGCCCGGTAGATGCTGGTGCATAAGTCACGGACGTAACGGCAACAACCGTTTCAGCAAAGCCACAAGCCTCTAATAAATCAGCCGCTTCTGGTGGAGTGCCTGCTGTGCCTGAGCCTTTCAATTCCATATCGAATGAAATGGTGCGTAATAGCCCACCAAACACATGTTGTAATTTTCCGATACTTGCCCGGGTGGCTGGCCGCTCATTCATGCGCAAACCTTCATTAGCCCAATTTGGCGCTTCAACTAACACCGCATCGGTGTTTGCTATCGGCACCGGATCTGTATTGTATGTAACTTCTTCTTTGACTAAAATAACTTCACGATTGATAAGCATTATTGCGCTCCCCCATCTTGTTTATCGGTTTTTAATTTCTTTGGTTTGGCGCTTGCCGGTTTTTGTTCGTCAGTATCCTTTACGCCACCATGGCGAACTTCAACTTTTTTGCGCTTGCATTTGCGTTCTTCACCCATGATGAATTCCTCTTATGTTAGATTAGCCCAATTTGTTCTATATGATATTGAATACGACAATGTCTGTCTTATAATAGTCCGGTCACCGGCATCAACAATTGGACGCTCAACCCGGATAGCTTCGATGAACTTGACTATGTTGCCAAGCCCAAGTTGGTAGTCGAGCATCAACGCTGCGTGAATTTCCCCGCGCATAGTATTCAAAACCGTAACAACATCATCTTTATTTCCCCGGGCAAGTAAGTCAATGTCAACTGTTAATTGCCAATCGATATATGATTGAGCAAGATTATTCTGAACGACATCTTCACCTTGTGTAATGATTATCCGGGGCAAATCCGCCTGCTCAATATCATAATCTTGTTCCCGCTGCACATTACCCCCGGTGGTTGTTAATCCGGTTAGTGTTGTGACAATCGCTCCCAATATATCTTCAGTGCGCATTAATTTGGTGCCTCAAGAATTATTAATACCATTCCAGTTCCATCAGGTTGTTTACCAGCAACCCGGTATTCCAAATTGTTAATGCGCAATGTATTCCCTCGCACTATATTTGGGACGGATAATAAATCGATCATAAATGTTGGGGCTAAAGTTTCAACCCCGTTCACTTCAATGTATTGATTCTCGAATATGCCAACGATTGAAGTGGTCTTATATACAGCGGCTGTTCCGTGCTCAACAGAATTTAAAAACACCGTGTAATCTTCAGTCATTGACATAATTTAGAACCCTTATTAATTGATCGTGTTTGGACCAACATTCAGCTTCACTAAAATAGAATCACCAGCGCCCGCCGTCAAAGTTTCCATAGCAATACAACCTGCTGATAAATCACCGGCTGCTTCCGTTGCCGCTTCATCATCAATCAAGTCTACGCTAGTGTCCCAAACAACAGACTCACCCACAGTAAACGCCGCGCCGGTAACAGCAGGCAGCGAAAATACACCGCTAATCTGCACAGGAACAACATCACCAGAATCACCACCCGATAAATATACACCGAGCAGATGACCAATTGCAACCATAGCACCAGCAATAACAGTGCCCCCAAGTGTGATGTCAATCACATTACCTTCACCTGAATATAATTTAGTCATTTTGCTTTCTCCTAACAGGGGTTCACCCCATTAAAGTTAAAAAATGCGCAGCCTGTTAAGGCTGCACGATTATTCCGGTATTATTTAAACACCAGGATTCTTGTAGCCGCCACGGAAGTCATTACCAGTCGTGCCGTAGTCCATGCGAACTTTCCACTGCACACCGTCAATGTTGAATCCATTTTCTGATTCAAGATACGGAGTTTGGTTGCCATCAAGGAATGCAATCTCTAGTGTTGGCACTTCCGCCGGTGGTGCCATTAAGTACCATTCAGTCGCATTCAAATACGGGCTAGAGATAACCTTCAGTGAATCTTTATGGACATTCACTTTCTTGCTATTGGCAACAGTGAAATCAGTCTCAGATGAAATGAGCGCTTTCAAAGTGTCTTCCAGCTCAACACCACAAACGATAATGGTTGGACGTATGCCCAGATAATCATTATCATCTGGATCCATTTGCTTACGCATCGCGGTTTTCGCTGAACTGATAAGCGCCAATGTTGGAGCCGCACCAGACGCTGCTAAGTTAGCATGAGTTGCGTGGAACAAAGCAACCGCATCGAACAATGCGGCATTAGTAGTCAAGATGCCAAACACATCGGAGTTCACGGTGCGAGCCGCAGCGCCGCCCAATAAACCAGCAATGCGCATAAAGCCATTCAGATCGTCATTGATAATCATTTGGCGAGTTAAAGAAATCATTTTGCCTTTAGTAGCAGCTTGAATTGTTTCCTTTTCTTCTCCGAATGTACCAGATGAATATTCACTACCTTCAGGAACCGTTGCAAGTGAATTGAATGAGCCAAGGCGGATACGAGAATTCAATTTGAAATCCGGTACACTGCCAACCAAACAAATTTCACGCCAGCTTTGTTCAAACGATCCATAGGCGCGTTGTAATTCTTTGCCTAAGCTATTTTCAAGCAAGTAAGGAAAATCACTTGATGTATGTGTAAACGCCGCAGCAATGATTTTCATCTTGTCCATACCAACCATCGATACATTCGCCATGCTTAATGATGCCTTTGCGATGTCGAGTAATGTATGGCCGCGCATTTCATTTTTGCCGTCATCTTTTTCAACACCGGAGCGAATCGCCAACGCTTGCGAAGCACCAACGCGGAATTTATCGCGCTCATCAGCAAGAGTAAGAATGCGAACATCGTCAGCAACCGGAGATGCATTTGTTCGCTTGCCAATAGCATCAAGTAAAATCGTAGATGCCATTTCAGCCGTAGTGTTCTGATCTTCAAGGCATGCTTTTAATTCTTTATCAAAATCACTGCCATGCGCGCTGAAAGTAGTATTGATTGATTTTTGGCGCGCACCTTCTTTGGCCAACGCTTCTTCAGTGGCTTGCTTTGCAATTGCCAATGCTTTTGTTTCCATTTCTGCTTTTGCTTTTGCTTCGGCAGCCTTCTTTTCTTTTTCGGTTAACATAATGTCATCCACCTTTGTTGTGTCGGCCACCGCCAACGTGTTTTCAATTACAGGTTTTTTCTCCTGTGGTTTTTCGCCAAGATACTGTGCCAATATATGGGACGGTACATTGTCAAACTTGTTCAGGTCGAAGCTCGCTGCAACATCTACTTCGCCTGTTATCTCATCAATGAAACCAAAATCCAATGCCTCTTCAGCATTCATCCAAGTCTCATCATTCATTAGCCCATCGATTGTTTCAAGATCAATCCCGGTGCGTGCGGCATATGTCGCTGCCATATTATCTTTCATTTTATCGATAACATCAGCGGTCTTGCGCAAGTCATCGGACTCACCAAACCCTCCACCTTGTGGGTTGTGTACCATCATCAAACCGTTCGCGGCCATATTAATATGATCACCGGCCATAGCGATAAGGGAACCCATTGAAAATGCAGCGCCATCGATATGAACAACAACACGCGCATCGTGGTTCTTCAAAATATTATAAATGGCGGTGCCATCCATAACCGAACCCCCCGGGCTATTCAAATATAAATTGATGATCTTCGCATCTTTAATTGCTTTCATATCTGTCATAAATGACTTTGCTGAAACACCCCAATATCCGATTTCTTCATAAATGGTGATGTCGGCAACATTCGCACCTTTGCCAACAATCGTGTACCAGCTGTTACTCTTCTTTTTCTTCATCGGGTGGCTCCTCTGTTTTTTCTGTCTTGTCGGACTCTTCTGTTTTTTCTGGTGGTGTGAGCCCGGCATCTTTTTCTTGCTGCGCTTCTTCAATACGTTGTTGCAATATTTCTTCAGGGTCACCATTGCGCCGTCTTATGATCGCTGTTTTTGACGAGATGCCTGTTGTCAATTCTTTTTCTATTCCATCCATTTCTTTCTTTGGATCGATCCATGTTAGCGGTGGCCGGGTAAAGCTCACATCATACAATGTGCTTTCATCGATGTCCGCAAAATCCTTTAATAGTCTTGCGGTGACAGCCATCTTCAAAAATTCTTCATAAATTGGTAACACTTGACGTTTTGAAAAGTATGACCATAAAATTCCATAACTCATATATTGTTCAACTAACTCTTGGCGCTGCGCGGAATATGTGCCATTATAATTCTTGGCAATACTGCTGAAGCTAGTCCCGGCTCCCGCCGCGGCAAAACGCAAATTCATATCCAGAAATGGAATGACCTCGTTGTTTGGTCGATTGCTATTTGTCGTTTGTACTTCTTCACCCGCTTTTAAATCATCAAAAATCATTCCCGGCATGAATTCCATTTCACGGTATTCATCGGAATTGTTTGGGGCAACATACATATCTGGTGCGCCCTTCCTTATGAACCCGGCCATGGCAGCGGCAACTCGTGCAGCAACCCGTTCCGATTCCTCAATGTATTTTATATCTTCAAAACGCTGCATGATGGTGGAGAACATCGTCACGCCGCGCGTCTGTCTAATTCGATCAGTCAACTTCAAGTGTAGTATATTTTTTGCCGGGACGCGCTTGGTGTCTTGGGTTGATAACAAACCAAAACTTCCTGCGGCATTAGCATTGATGTCCAAGTTCTTGTAAATGTGATATGCGTTTGGACAGCCCCATTTATTCTTTTGAACCCCTTGTACAATGCCCTTCTTATCATCATTCAAATTTAACGGGACATAATCGGCCTCAATTAGCTCATATGAAAATGGCACAATGGTCTTATGATCAAGAGACTTCATATTGCCTGAAATAAGTTGGGTGAATAATTCTCCGTCACGCAACCAAGTTCGACATGCTATGCGTTGGGCTGAAGCCTCATCATAATCACAGGTCACTTCAGGATTGCGTGCCCAATTTTTATATAGCTTTAATACTTCTTTGTTGGCCTCGGTGTGTAAATCCCCTTGCCCGTTTTTGATCATTGGTATCGGGTGAATGCCCATGCCAACAACGTTCGCAACGAGGGTGGTCAATACCCCTTTGGCGAGATCGTAATTTTGTTCAAGGTGCCTTGCGTTGGCGCGTAAATTAGCCGAAGCGGCATTCACATCAACGTCCGGGCTAGTATTTGATACACGTTGCTTTAAAGTATTACTTGCTTGCCCGCTTTCATAATATGCTTTGACTGCTTGCTTACCTTGCAGCCTGCGCACTCCATATCGAGGAAACATTGATACAATTATATCATCAATAAACTTCATACAAATTTAGCCCGTTGAAAACTTGTTTTGGATTCACCAGCATTGGCGCGTGTCAACTTGGCCTCTAAGTCTGACCAATAATTAATACTTTTGCGAATTTCATCAGCATCAACCCGCGTCAAAATACGAGAGCCAATTGCATATGATTGGCCACCGGCAACTGCTAGGTCAGCAGCAACCCAAGCAGAAAGTGCCGTTTGGGCATCGGCTAAAGATACAGGCATATTAATCGGCCTCCACTGTGAATGTGACTTTGCCGTGCAATGTTTGCGCGGGTGTTGAATCTGTGGTGCATGAAACATTGACCGCGTATGTTACGCCAGCAACCCCGCCCGACACCGCAAACTGAACCGCTTTCCCAGATGCCACAACAACTCCGCTAATTGTTAGCGCGGCGGTTGAAACAACTTTATTTGACAAGGCTAAATCGGTTGTGGTAACTTCAGCCACCGTGGGTGTGCCGGTTAGTAGCTCGGCTGACTCCAACTTTCCAATAAATGAAACTGCGGCGTTCAATACTTCTGAAACCGTCTTGGCTGGAATTTCTATCGCTGTGTGCGTCATTCATCCACCGTGAAATCAAACTTATTGTGGGGCAATGCAAAATCAAAATCATCACCTTTGATATCGTAGTATAACCGAGAATCCAATAATGTAAACTGGAAATCAGAGAAATCAATAATTACATTGACCGCCGCATACGTCAAAGTGATCGCGGTTCCGGTTAAATTGAAGGTGCCGAACTCTGCATCAAGTTCTCTAAACACTGATAATGTTGCCGGGATTCCGGTTAAAGCGAATGTCCCGGGGTCACAATCAAACTGATATGTTCTTGCTAACTTGGTTGCGGCTCCGGTTAAAACAAGCGATCCAAATTCTGCATTGAGTTCTCTTGTGGATATTAAGTCAGCAGCGGTGCCTGTTAAAGTGAATGTGCCAAATTCTGCATCAAGCGGATATTGAATCGAGAAATCAGCAGCGGCTCCGGTTAAAGTGAATGTGCCAAATTCTGCATCGAGTTCTCTTGTGAGTAATAAATCAGCGGCTGTGCCTGTTAAAACAAAAGTCCCCGGGTCTGCGGCAAGTGCCTTATCCCCGGTGCCTGAATAACTCAAAGTGGCGGCGGCTCCGGTTAAAGCGAATGTGCCCGGGTCGCATGGTAATTCTCTTAATGTTAATAAATCAGCAGCCGTCCCGGTTAAAGTGAATGTGCCCGGGTCTGCGGCAAGTGGATAATGCCTTAATAAAGTTGCAGCGGTTCCGGTTAAAACAAACGATCCAGATTCTGCATTGAGTGGATAATGCCTTAATAAAGTTGCAGCGGTTCCGGTTAAAGCAAATGTGCCCGGGTCTGCGGCAAGTGTTTTTTCACCACCGGAATAGTTTAGATCAGCAGCGGTTCCGGTTAAAGTGAATGTGCCAAATTCTGCATCGAGTTCTCTTGTGAGTAATAAATCAGCGGCGGTTCCGGTTAAAGTGAATGTGCCCGGGTCGCATGGTAATTCTCTTGCAAGTAATAAATCAGCAGCGGCTCCGGTTAAAGTGAATGTGCCAAATTCTGCATCGAGTTCTCTTGTGAGTAATAAATCAGCAGCGGCTCCGGTTAAAGTGAATGTGCCAAATTCTGCATCGAGTTCTCTTGCAAGTATTAAGTCAGCAGCGGCTCCGGTTAAAGTGAATGTGCCAAATTCTGCATCGAGTTCTCTTGTGAGTAATAAATCAGCAGCGGCTCCGTTTAAAGTGAATGTGCCCGGGTCTGCCGCTAAGGGTCTGCCGCTAAAGAATATGGTGAACCGCTTGCGGCGGTATCGATTGTGAATGTCGGTGTCGCAACTAATTCTGTAGCACCTGTTAATGCCGCCGCTGGAATTGTTGCGGTCACTGTTTCTTGTGCCGCTATATCGTAACCTGCCGCTGCGGTGAATGTGATTGTTACTACGGTGGGCGATGTTCTAACAACCGCAGTCACAACCTCTCTGTCTCTTACTTCCCGATCCCATTCACTATCAGCATACCCAAGATCCGCAGCGGTTCCGGTTAAAGCAAAAGTGCCCGGGTCGCATGGCAATTTTCTTAATGCCAATAAAGTCGCAGCGGTTCCGGTTAAAGCAAAAGTGCCCGGGTCGCATGGCAATTTTCTTAATGCCAATAAATCAGCAGCCGTCCCGGTTAAAACAAACGATCCAAATTCTGCATCAAGTTCCCTTAATGCCAATAAAGTCGCGGCGGTTCCGGTTAAAACAAACGATCCAAATTCTGCATCGAGTGGATAATGCCTTAATAAAGTTGCAGCCGCCCCGGTTAAAGTGAATGTGCCCGGGTCTGCCGGTAATGAATATGGTGAACCACTTCCCGGTGTGTATGTGATAACAACTTGAAACGTATCTATGTGCCAAGTGTTAGCCGTAGGCATTCCACCTTGAACCCCGACAACATCGACTTGCATTCCATTGAGCTGTGCTACCGTCCAATCACTATTCCATGCGCCAGTATTTCTTGATCCTAAAGTTTGATGGGTGTTAGTAAGTTCTCCTGCTGAACCTGCTACTGCGCCTTGCCCCGTTCCTCCTATAACTAAATCAACTTCAAAACTTTCATCACCACCATCGGTAGTAACTCTGCCGCGTAGTACAATTGAAACATTAGTAATGGTATCCGCGTCAACAATATCAACGACATTGGCCATGTCAATAGTAACAACATCACCTTCGCCATCCGAGTCCGAAGAAATTTCATTACCGTCAGCCGCAGCAATTCCTTCAGATATGTTGCTGCCTGTTCCACTCCAGCCTGTGCCGGAATAAGTACCATCGGGGAATAGAATCTCTTCAGCCATTAGCTCTCAACCCATTGCCAACAACAATCGCCAGTTTCTCTATTCGGCATGTTGTGCGGCCATTCGTTACAAGCAATATTGAATTTATTCAATTCAAACTCGCTCAGTTTTTTCTGAAGTGTGGGTGTTCGCATTAGCTCACAGCCATTGCCAATGTGATAAATACAATCTGTTTTATCATCATTGGCAAATTGCGGTGATGACCGGCAACACGATCCGTTGCAATCTCTAGTGCGAACTAACTTGGCGCCCACTTACGTCAGCTCAAATATCTTACCAGCTGTTGCGGTTGCGTTGAATGTTGCTGTGAATGTTTCTGTATCCGCTAATGTGATACTAGATCCATAATCCCAGTAACCAACCAAGGCATCGGCAGGTGATGTTGCGCTATCATTATATAAAATAGCATAACGAAATGGCCCAATGCCACCTGCGGTTGCAGTCCATACATTTTCATTACCGCGAACTTCTACCGTGCCTGATGGTGTTTCAACTACCGTAACGGTAATAGCATCACCAAGTGCCGTGTAACCATTCGCTGCCGCCGGGTCTGGGTGTAACGAGGCTTCCAGATAACTTACATCAGTTGCCGGTGTTGGTGCGGTGTTAGTCAATGCTAGTTTAAATACATGCGTATCAAAATCATGTATACCCAGCGCCATTTGTTCTACAAAATCATCTACCTTTACAAAAGCTGCCATTTTACTCTACTCCGTTGTTATAAAAATTAAACGCCATCTAAGCCGTCAAGTATTGCTTGTCGCTGCGCATCGAACGTAGCGCCCGCCGCAACAAACGTGTCGCCTGTTAATGTAATTATTAAAATCTTATTCCCCGCAGTGATATCATCTTCATCCACCGTTGCCGTTATCGTTCCGGTGAGTGCTGCTGATGCCGCTGAACTATGGGTGATTGTTAATTCAGGGGGGGTCGCGCCGCCAGCATCATCTATGTCTACACGATCAGATCCAACTCCCGCTTCGGTGTCTGCTTGTAATGCTATTGTGAAAACAGTACCGGCATCCCGCGCGGCTTCAACATCGGCTTCCGCTTGCGCACCCATATCATTAGTAGATTTTGAACCCGTTGTTCTAAATGCTGTGCTTAGTTTATAGTAATCACCGGATACATCTAGCTTGCCCCATGTTGTCGCATTGTCCCCATCGGTATCAAAGGAACCTAGACCATCACCATTGTATGGCCCAATATAAACACTTGACGCACTGAAATTTAATACCGCCGTCACTTGGCATATAAAATCAACTTGGGTGACGGTATCCGTTACAGGCAAAGTTGAGATTGTAAATTTAAGCCCGGTGCGATACATACACGTGCCGCCATCGTCACCAATCCAATGATCAGCTCCTGTGTACTTTGTATAACTTCCACCGCAATTTTCTAAGTCGGCGGAATAGTCAGCGGTGTCTGTAAAGTTAGCCAAAGGTGAATCCCTCCCCCGCCAATAAGCCATAATCATCTGAATACAAAAATAAAGTATTACCTAGTAAAACGGTATCACCCTCATTTACACTTCCTAGAGTCACGACATCAAATTCATCTATGCTCCCTGCCATCTTAGGAAAAACAAAAGATAAAACTTCCCCTGAATCTAATAACCATTCAGCACCATAGACAAATCCGTGGTGGTTTGTTTTTAATTTACTTGAAGCGATGCCGGAGATAACAGGTGTCACCTGTAAAAACAATCTATAGCTGTCCGGTAAAGGTGCGGTGAATTGAAATTTAAAGCTATTGTTTCCCAATAATGTTTTAAATACTGAAGGGTAAGTTGTTGCCCCTTCCTTATGTGAATATGCCCACTCAATGTTTATCGTATCCGCATCGGGATTAGTTATGGCTTGCCCTTCACTGACCAATGAATAATTACTGCCGCTGGATTCCATTTTAACGTCTATGTTAAAACGAGTGTCCAACCCATTACCAATAAGATAACGCGCTTGAGTTCTTTTGCTTTCTACCCAATGCCCAGAAGGTAAATCAACGCGGGTATCTTCCCCGGCTAAATCATTGCGCTTATGAGTAACAAATTGGCCGCCGTCATTCAACCACATGTTGCGTGCAAAGAAGGTTGACCGCTTCAACAATGGGTTCTCGGAATCAGTTTCAATTTCTGAGTTTTCAGAATTACGCTGTTTGTTTTGAAAGGCCATTATTTATTCATCCACCCTGTTTGACGTCTGCCGCCCATGCGTTGGTTGGCTACTTTGTTTGATGCTGGTTTGCGTTTCTGTTCACCTACTACCACAACAGACTTATCCAAATCCGGGTTTAACAACCCCAGCGCTGCATAATTATATGCCCGATTATCACAGGCTTCATTTCTGGCACGAGTCTTAACCCACTCCCGCCTTGGGAACCCTCTAATGAATTTAGTCACCAACTTCTCGGCGGTCAGCTGGTTGAAATATTCTTCATCATATGACATCGGAAAATGGCTGTACCCTTCCCCAATATCGATTTGATTCAGTGAACCCAACATTGTCGCCTTTGCTGTGTCCACCCCAACCATTATAACTTTGCGCTTGTGCGGATAGCCGATCACGTCACGCGGGTTCACAATTGCTCTGCCTTCCCCGGCCATACCTTTGATGGCATAAAATCTTGAGATTGGTCTAGTCGCGCAATAATTATATACTACTTGAGTGTGATGTCCCCCGGAATCGATACACCCGCAAGATATTTTTAACGGAACGTCATCATCATTAAAATAATCGGCGCGCAATACGGTGGTCAAATCTTCCCAAACATCGGTGTGATTTGGATCCCCCAATAGAATACCATATTTGATGCTCCAATTTTCCTTACCAACTCCCCAACCAACAACCTCATATTCTAGCCGGTCACCCTGTACATCGATGCCGATTGTTAAAACCTTCACTTCAAGCGGCACACCTTTATAATCTTCCCGCCTTTGATACAATGCATGGGGATCTGTGGTGGCTCCTTCATCTTCAAAAGTCTCACCGAGGGTAGTGTTGACCCATGTCTTTAAAGTTTCCGGGTTGTTCTTGTCAATCAGAAAGTCAACTTTGATCTCTTCCCAACGCCGCCAAGATGAGTATAGCTCATTTATGTGAAATCCGATAACCCCATCACGGTGATGTATCCCGGACTCATAAATTGGATCCTCCCCCGGTAATGGTTCAACCGCTATGAATCGCCATTCCCCCAGCGCCACCATTTTTATTTTATCCGATTCCTCAATAACGCACCCATGCGTATCACAAACATAATACGCGGCCTTGTCATCTGACCACTGAACATTAGACCATTTCAGGAATTGAAACTCACCGCAATGCGGGCATGGAACAAAGTACCGGCCTTGGCTTGAATTCCCGTATGCCGTTTCAATACGGCTTGCGCCTTTGACTGTTGGGGTACTTGTTAACATTAATTTTCGAGTTGGGAAAGTGGTGGAGCGTTTGCGCGCCAAATTGACCGGGTCACCTTCAGTGCCGGCAGATACCGGATAGCGGTCAATTTCATCACACAATACATCTCGAATCGGTCTTGATGCTAATGAAGCCGGGGAGTTGGCACCCGCCATTGTGATGTGTCCACCCGGAAATATTTTGTGCTTGACCGTGTTTCCGCTATCTCTTGACCTTGGATCCTTTACGGTGTTCAATAATTTGGGGGTGTCTCTTAACATCGGTGCCAATCTATCCTTACTCCAAGCATCAGCCATATCAAGTGTGGGCTGTAATAATAAAACTGGGCCAGGGTTTTGGTCAACGATGTACCCAACAACATTATTCAATATCTCAGTGGCACCAACTTGAGCGGATTTCATCAACACAATGGTATGGATAGATTTTAAATTGTAAGCGTCCATGATTCCGCGCTGGAATGGTGCGCGGCTAGTCCTCCATTGACCCGGCTCCGCGCTTGCTTCGGCACTCAGCTTTCTGTATTTGTCAGCCCATTTGCTCACGGTGAGTTGAGTTGGTGGCTTTAATACTCGGCGGGCTATTTTGTCGCACTGTTTTATATTCATCTGGCATTCCATCCCCTGCTAATTCATGCAAGGCTTCACGTAAAAAATCATCAAGAGAATCTTCAATGTCTTGGAGGGTTGTTGCGTTGAGTGCGACCATTGCCGCCCGGGGTGAGATCCCCATTATCTTCGCACGGAATGCAAGCAACATAGTCTCCCAATGTTCCACTACGGCATCAGCGGGTACAAGTTCACCCTTTAATCTTTTCAGGTTTATGTCTTCTTTTTCGGCTTGGAGTCGAGCCAACTTTGTTCGCTCTTGGTGAAGCGATTGTCCCACAGTACCGGCAACAATGTCTCGCTGAATTCTAAACTGAATTACTTCACGAATGTCATAGTACAAGCGGGTGGTTTTATTCCCGGGCTTTGCTGTCGGTTCGATGCCCCACGAGCCAATGGCCTGAGTGGACACGCCCATTGCGGTTGCCGTGTCTTTTCTGTTTAATAAGAAATCAAATTTTGGTGGCATGTCTATGGCTCCATGATTATTAAA